GTCAGAGCCAGCGGTAGCTAACACGCAAGCTTGTTTTTTAAACTTTGACAAGTCATTAGCTGTGGCGAGGTATTTTGTTATATCAGGTCTAGAGTTAAAATCTTCAAAGACAACTCCGATCAAATCTTGCGCTTCCATAAGTGGCGTGTCATAACACCAATTAAGGACCTCGCTTAAGGGATAAACAACTTCATGAAAACCATTTTTAACATTAAAAGCTCCTCTAAGGATAACTTTAACTTGAGAAAAATCAAAATTTCCTTCAATACTATGAACTAAAACGTCCATAAAATGATGAGGCATAACACCAAAGTTGCCTTTTATGAAAAGAACAAACCCACACTTCATTTCTTCACCATCAGGTACTTGAACAACAAATTCATACAGGTTAGTCCTAGTGACTTTCTTGATGATATCTGTGCCCTGAGGGTCGTTAACTAGCGAAACCTGAGGATGGATGTTCATCTTGCGTAGATCACTAGCTTTGAGCTTCTTTCCTAAAGTTTTCTTGGGCCTCATCTTATATTCTCCTTGAGAACTCTTTTTGGTAACATTTTTGTAACCATAATAAGCAGTAGCTCCCATAGATAAAACTGCTATAGTCGAAAGTGTATTGACAGTAGTCAAAACGCTAGTCCAACTTTTCCAATTATTATAACCAGAAAGGGACACTATAGCTTCTTTTGCTCTTGAAAAGGAAGAGACAAAAGCATTCTTAGTCTCATTCGCATTGACGTTAACTACATTAGGGCAGAAAACTGGAACAGTAGTAAAAAGGTCAAGTTTAACGTTAATGTATGCCAATACGCTAGAATTGTCTTGCTCATTAAGTAAAAATTCACAAAACGTATCAGAATCGTCACTGTACATAAGATTAAAGTAGTAACTATCAGAAAGTGACGGGTTAACAGAGTTTAACGCACCAACAAGTTGGTAAGCTCTTGAAAGCAGTTTGCTCTTGTCGCTATCACTAAGATTGTTAAAGAAAGTCGAAAATTGAAAGAGATTGTCATCATTCAGGTCTTGAATCAACCCAAGAAAAGCGGAATTATCAGTCCTCATGCGAAAGGTTAACTTTTTGGGCAAAGTATTTCTAAAAAGACTAAAAATGTTCATTTGTTTTTCAACGTTGTATTCATCACGTCTATGACGCAACTCTAAGACCTTTTGATCGTAAGCCAATTTGTTAAAGTCGTGAGCTTTAACTAGCTCACTCACAACACCTGAAAAGTTAATCACCTTTCCTGTATGTTTCTTGTTAATCAAATCGTATTCAGCAAACATTAGAATGTCATCAGGATTAGTTGACGAAATTCCAAGTTCTCCTAAGGGAAGCTTTGTGACATCAATCTTTTGATTCATATCATCTAAGTTAGAACCGTTCTTCAACGCGAACTCGTCTCTAGGTAAAACGGTATAGGTACGTTTAAAACGTCTCAATAGAGCTCTGGGGTCATGAATACTTTGTGTCTTTAAATTAGCAGAGTTGGTAGTAGCGATAATAAATTTGGATCTAAACTTAGTAGAACCCTTATTATCCATGCTGGCCATATGAAGATCATAACCGTTCTCGTTAACACCACGAATAACGTTAAAAACTTCACTATCACCTCCACAGGCGACATCACGCATTTGAAGGAGATCATCAAACATAGTAACTATTTTGTCATGATCATAACCATCCCAATATTCAGTTTCAATCTGACGATTGTAAATGAACCTTTCAGGATTGGCGTTGAATGAAGGTCTCAAGGAATTATCAATCACGCTAGAGACCAACGCATGAGCCAAATGCTGCATAGTCTGAGTTTTGAAAGTACCAGGACCGCCTCGCAAAAGTACGGCCACAGGTTCTTGTCTAAGACCCTCAACTAAGAAACCAGAATCGCTAAAGGTTTTCTTATATGACCTTAATCTCTGAACTGATCCATTAAGGGTAGAGAAAAGACCATTTGTAGTATGATGTCTAGGCAAGTCTCTCAGCAATTTCTCACCTTGTTTTAAGAGATCGGCTAAAATCTCGTAATTGTCAATGGTAAAAGTGAACTTACGTTGCTCGTAAAGTGTATCTATTTCAAATACACTATCAGTAAATGCAACGTAAGTTTCTCCACTCCCATTGATCATGTGAAAGAGTCTAACAAAAATGGAACTAAGTCCGAAAGATGCTAAAACGACTTCGACCAGTTTAATAACTACTGTAGTTATACTTTGTAAACTATTTTTAACAATAGAAAAGTCTTTGAGGACATTAACAACATCAGAATGTTTTGAGTCTATTTTAGTTCCGACTAAGAACATGCCAAGAACTGTGGCAATTTCAGGACCCAAGGAGTCCAACGAGCCTTGAGGCTCGATTACTTGTGGGTCATCATTATCATTCTCAACAGAAAAGTGTGAGAATAGCTTTTGCAGTTTAGGAACTGCAGAAAGAGATTTAATTAATTCAGCCAAGTCGTCACGATGACAATATGCGACATAACATGAAGCAAGAGTCAAAATAGCACTGGTCTTCTCTTTGAGAGACCAGACTAGTGCAACGACAAGAAGAACTTTCGAAATCTTTTTGGTGTCAACTGAACTAATAGAGTCAGTTATACCGGTAATATTTTCCAATATAGAACTAAACTTCTCAAGATTTTCTTCAGAAAGAAATTTAGTTAATTGAGATCCACTTTCATTTATTTTATCGAAGGCGTCTAAGAAGCCTTGTTTTTCAATATGTTTGAGTTTGTTTAAAAAAAACTTTACCTCAGTTGACAAATCATTTTGAACTTGTTGATCAACTACCGCCTGGGCCTCGTTGATCATAGAATTTAAACGTTGATTATTATTATTTGTGCACATGTTTGGAAAATTAAAAAGGGGATTTTGATGGTTAGGTACATCGACCTGGTTGTAAGAAACCAACTATCCCATGAATAAACATGGTGCTTTCTTTGAAATGCTTACAATACTGTCTTGGTAGTAAACCCGAAATAGTAATTTCGATTTTTGTATTTTATAATGTTTTTGCAATGGAAATTTCATTAGCATCCCAACTTTAGGAAGGTGTTTTAGGTTCCAAAATTTTATAATTTTTAAAATGTTTTTGTAGTTTTGTCTTTTGTACTAAAAGTAGCACGTGTACAGAAGATTTGTTCTTCAAATGTGTATGGAATATAAAATATGTAACAGCTTACTTTTCCAAAGGTAGACTGTTTGTAGATTTTAAGTATTTTCTTTAAGCGCAAGCAAGATTAGTTTGAACCAACTTAATGGAAACGGTCAAAATGCTTAAACTAATAATATTGACGAAAAGCGACAATAAGGCTAATTAAAGCGACGAATGCACAAAGACTATTCGTAACGTGAAATTTGCTTTTAAAGTAACATAGACGAATCAATCTTAATAATTTTGCTTGGATAGACGCTCTATTCTAACTGAAACAGGAGCGTATGAAAAGGTG